TCTTTCCTTTCTGACGATCTTGATCTAATGAACCAGATTGAAATTTCCTTGGAAGGGGAACCACATCAATCGATTCACTACGTTCACGATAAGTTATTGCCTTGTTAGTTTTAAGTTGAACACGCGTGAAAGAGTAGGGAAAATATTGCAATGATCGAGGAAGATTGAATTGTATATCACTACCCGCTTTTCGAGTAACATAAAATTCAACTTGGGGTGGGACCAATGAGTCTGTGGAAATTAATCTATTAATAACATCAACGCCAATAATACCCACAGAATTCCTATCTCCCTCAATTGGCAAATATGGAAAAGGATTAATGAAAGGGGTTGTGAAAGAAAAACTGGTTGTTGTTTTATCTAAAGTTATTACTTTACTAATGCATGAACTTCTATCCACGTTATCTACTGAAGTAGCTCCTGGACAAAACCACACTCGAATTGTAGTTGAATGATATCCAGATTTCACTAATTCAAAATTCCAATGAATGGAACCACGCCAAATAGTAAAAAGGGAAGCAAGAGTAAATAAATAATCTACAGCATCAGCACCATCATATGAAGGTATGTCAGATTTTAACAATGGTGTAACTTTTGAATTCCACAAATTAGTTGGCTTTCCATCAGTTAAAGGAGCATCTGCGAATTTTTGAGGAAAAGCAGCAAAATAACAAGGAATTGAAACAATGTTTGCCATATCCATCTCAGAAACGCCCGTGCCACCAGTATTAGTTGGCGCAAGAGCATTATCGGAATGAATACCCATGACATGTGTCATATTAGAAGAATCCGCAGTTGCCATGCCTGGCAAAGACTTCAACTTAGCAGACATAACAGATGTATCATTACCAATCTGGAAAACTTTTTCTTCAGAATTCACAAGCGTATCGACAGCTGTTTTCAATTCATTCAAATTAGAAGAAGTGGGATACAAGGATAAATTTTGAAAAGCAATATGTGCTTTGGACAAATCACCAGTAGGTGCCGGTGCCAAACCAGTTGGAAATTCTAAATCAACATCCACAAAATCAGCAAAAACGCAAACAGACACAACTCCCGTTGAAGATATGTCTTCCAATTTAGAAGCGACAGAAATTTGAAAATCGCCAATAGTACCAGTATTGTTTAATAAATCATAATAAATGAAAGGATTCTGATATGAAACCTTTGTATCTGAAAGTCGTTGATTACATAAATTAATATATGAAGTCGCAGCAGAACCTGAACGAGAAACAAAACCTATTAGATCCCTTTCTGGAGTTTGTTGTTGAAACGGATAGGATGCTCCAAAAACTGAGCTTTTATACTCATTATATTTGGCATTAGGCAAATATGAAACTTTGAGCATTCCTAACTGCGCTGGTTGCGCTGCAACCCAAACGATAAATCGAACACCAGCGTGTAATCCTACAAAATTGCGAACCTTAGCAAGAATTGCTGGTTTCTTAAG